GCCATTGTGCTACTGTTGCTCCTTCATTAGCTAGCTAATGAAGGAGCAACAGTAGCACAATGGCTATTAAATGCGGCGATGGCGGCGAATCCTATAGGGTTGATAATAGCGGCCATAGCTGGATTAGTAGTGGGTATAATATACTTGTGGAACACTAATGAGGATTTTAGAAATGCAGTTGCAAAAGCTTGGAACGCTATTTTAGATGCTGGTAAAGCAGTATGGGGATGGTTAGTCAAATTCTTTACTAAAGACATTCCCAATGCCTGGAATAGTATGATTGCGTGGTTTGGAAGTGTAGGAGATTGGTTCGTTGAGTTATGGGGCAAGATTAAACAAGGCTTTGTTGATGGATGGAATAGT